GTCGCCGGCGATCAGCCCGTTCGAGCACACGAAACGGAACACCCCGGCGAGCAACTGATAGCTGCTGCTACCGTCGTGGCTGTTCAGCAACACAATTTCAGGAACCTCGCCCTCGGCCGCGATGCTGCTGGCGTGACGCAGCCGGACCATGTGCTTTGTGTGCTCACGCTTGGACACATCACGCACACGGGTCTGACGCACCTCGAACGGCTGGAAGCCCTCGGAGCGCAGGCCGTCAATCACCTGCACGGTAGGGATGAACGTGTAACGATCACCGCGGGATTCATGCGCGTTCTCGGCGAGCACGCTCGGTGCATACGCGGCGATCTGCTCATTCGAGAGCGGCTCCTTGCTGCGGTATGCGGACTGGTTTGATGATTGGCTGTAACGGTACATGGAAATTTCCTTTCGCTTTTGAATGTGGGCCGAAGCCCCCGGTTGATTACTTGACTTGGTACTTACCGAGAAACGCAGATCCCTCCACTTGCGGGACGAAATACTTGATCTCGTAGTCTGCGTTGATGTCTACCGGCACATACCAGAGTCCGTACTCAAACCCCTGCTTGTCCATGAACTTGATCAGGCGTTTGATGTCGCTGTCAATGTGCCACTCTGCGGCAGAGGTGGCGAAGAAGTGAAAGACTTGCTTGCTCATAGTGACCTCCTGATTAACGGCTGGTAACTTTGACCGAGAACACGGCGGTGGTCTTGGTGTACTGCGCAACTTGCTCGGCAGACACGCCAAGGTCGGCGCACAGTTTCTTGTAATCGACGACGCTGCGGTTGGTCTCGATGTAGGTCGCCTTGTACAGGTTACCTTCGACGACCTTGTCGCCACCGGCGCTGGCCGCGTCCTTGATGCCGTCCTTGATGGCGTCGGCTTGTTTGGTCAACTCGGCGATTTGCGCCAAGAGGTTACCCAGTACATCGACTTGGGTCAGGGTGATGTCGTTTGCTTGCATGGTCGCTGTCCTTTCGCTATCCCGGCCGCTTGATTGCTGCCGGTGATGTAACTTTACCTGAACCAAACGGGTTGTCAACACCCCCAGCAAACTAATTTTAGGATTCTTGATCTAGATCAAGTTTTCCGAGTTCCCGCCGGACGTCGGCCAGCAGGTCGTCCTCGTCGTAGCCCCAATGCCTCGCAAAACCCCTCGTCCCGAGCCCGTGGAGGCCCGTAGAGCCCCTGTGGTGCTCCGGGCCTAGGGGTATAGCCATCCAGTGGCTGGAACGGTTTGAGAGGCCCTGTCCGGCCCGTTTGTGGTGGATCTCGGCCGGCGTCCCGGGGTAGCCCATCCGGCGGCAGACCGCGCACCCCAGATCGGCCACTTTGCTGAGGTATCGCTTTTCAGCCAGCGTCGCCACAGATCAACGCTTCGACCGATAGTTGTCCGGCATGCAGGCGTGGTAGTACCAGCACAGCACAATCAGGACCATCCACCCCAGCGCGCCGCTCAGAGCAAAAAACCACAACGCAAACGTCAGCACGATGTCGGTCACTTGCCGCCCTTCCCTGCAATCAGCCAGTGCAAGTTTGAAATTGGCATCGTGTCAGTTTTCGATTTGACCACCTTGAGCGGCCGCACCTTTTCCTCCTCTTGCTCTGCCTGCAGCCGCTCCACCACTTTTTTGTTGACGCCCCAGACCATCGCGCGGTTGCGAAAATTTCCTGTCTCAACCGACCCGACGGACACCAACAGATTCGCTTTGCTCAGTCTGGACAGGTAAGACGACAATGCCGCGCGGTTGGTGTTTTTAATGATCTCCAACAATTCTTTCACCGTTGCTGATCCACCCAACTGCTCGATTGATGCCAACACCAGCTTTTCCTTCGGAGTCATTTTTCGCTCCAGTTCTTGCTTGTCCATCACCTGTCTTTTTTTCCAACCGAGCGCTGTCACTTTTCGCTCAACTCATTCTCGCGATTGATCTTGAAAAAAAAGTCGTTGCGATACTCACTGGGCGGCCGCCACTTTTCTCCCGTCCTTTCGTTTACAACGACTTTGCGAAAGGTCGTCATTACATCTGCGCCATGAGTCCATATCTTTCCCCACGGGGAGTGAAACTCGTCATCAGGAAGACGATGCGGAACCATCTCTGAAACTACCGTAAGTCGCTGCACTTTTTTGACGTCCATGGTGTTCTCCTTTTAGATTGTTGCCTTACCTTCTGCCCTTGCGTTTGCCTGCTCAGTGCGCCAGATCTCAACGCGGGCCTGAGCCCCAATCAAGTCCCAGCGAAGTTTTTCTTCTACCTCAATTGCGTCTTTCAGCCCTTGCAACAATTGCACGTACTCCTGATGCGCATACGCCTCACGCTCTTGCGCTCCAATCGCGTTTTCCATGCTGCGCTTCATCAGCATTGCCTTGAGAGACTTTCGATACTCCTCGAGATAGACTCGCTCTGCTTTCGCTTGCGCAAACTTTTTTCCATTCAACAGAATGTAATCAACTGCATCATGCGGATTTCTGTTTTCACTCATGGCCATGCTCCACCACAACAAGTTGTGCCATGTTGAAATTCTCGGACATCACTGCGCCGTAGTCAAAATGCTTGCCAAAACAGTCCTTGAAACTGACGTGCTCTTCACTGAAGCCTTCAACTTGATTGTTGTAGATGTACACTTTTTTGGGAATTGTGAATTCACCAGCAATGAACTTGCGACCCTTGTCGGTGACCCTCCACAATCCATCTCGCTTGCGCGCTGGATCTTCCGATCGTTGTGCCTGCTCAATCAAGCCCCAACGATGCATGGTGGTGAAAGACTTCCCGCGCAGCATCCACCGCGGCGCGTGCAGCGGGGTACTGACCCAGCCCCACTCATCTGTCGGAGCCCTCGACATCCAGAGCAAGCCCAACGCCATGATTTCAGTCATCGGGAATGGGCTGATCTTTCCCCACTTGTCACAACACGGACAATACCCGCCATCGTTTTCAATGGTGGCACGCCAGTTAGAACGCATCCTCGACAACACTTGCGTTTCGTTTTCCCACAACTCTTTTTGTTCGCCCATGGTGCTTTCCTTTCGCTGTTATAACTCTTCTATCTTCACTTTTAACATTCCGGCAATGTCTGCCGCCCAGAAAATTCTCAGATCTGCGATCTGCGAATCGTCTTCCCATACGCCTGCATGAGTCAGCGAATCCAGCGCTGCCTTCAGCAGGTTGTCTAAGTCACGCTTTCGATTGTCTGGCCGCCACGCTTCAATGCAAACTCGCAGCTTTCCTTCGTAATGCTTTGCCCCCTTCTGCATCCACACATGTTCGCCTACGCTTTTGCGATACGAGCGTCCTTCTGCGCTGATCAACATGCGGCCTTGAAAGGTCCTCCAGTATCGGTTCATGCTTGGCGGCCAAGGCAGAGTCAATTCAATCATCGCCAATCCCCGTATTCGCCGCGGTTGCCTTTGGCCCATTGATCGCGAACATCACGATCCAATTTCGAGTGCGGGTGCTTTTTGTTCCACCCATCAATGAACCGTTGCTTTTCATCAAAGTGACCGTTTAAAAATTTATGCGCAGCGTCCCTGTCTTTGGTGCGCAGCTTGATCACCCAGCGGACCAAACACTGATGACGAAAAAGATCTTCACCGCGCCCTTCTTCAATTCCCCTAAAACTCAAAACCGCCCCGCGTTGTCAAACGACATGCTCAAGGCATCTGGGGCCTCAACGAACTGCTGACTCTCGCGGTGATACCAAAGGTTGAACCAATCCTCCGCCTCGCCATTTCGCTGCTTCTCGCACATGAGCATTGCATCCGGATCATTCATCTCCACCGCAACGCCTGATTGCACCTTGTGTTCTTTTTTCTTGTTTCGCCACATGATCAGGACGTTGTCCACTTGGTCGGTGATTGCACCAGACCCCTTGACGTCGTTCTTGCTTGGCTGCTGCTCGTCATTGGGCAGCTTGCGAATGTGATGGATCAGATGCACATGGACACTATGGTCTCTGGCCAGCGCTGTCAACTCATCAACAAAATATTTTTGTGCGTTGTAGTCATCTTCTGCAGGCACGCATTTCATCAACGAATCAATGAACATGTGTTTCACACCTAGTTCGACCGCGCAGTAACGCGACACAGCAATCACTTGTTGCGCAGTCACTGTACCCTGTTGATCGTACAACCACATGTTGTGGCCAGCAAAATCCTGAAACCGTGCAAACAAATTTCCAAGATATTTTTCTTTGTCTACAGCGTACATCGGATTTTCTATGTTCTCGCCGGCAAACTGTCTCAGCATGCGATACAGGGTACGCTTCGGTTTCATTTCAAACGATGCGACACAAATTTTTTGCTCTTGCTTGATCAGCCCCAGAGCAATCTGACCAGTGATCAGAGACTTGCCGCCGCCGTTCGAGCCAGCATACAGCGTGACCTCTCCCGGACGAAACTGAAAACTGCTTTGCGTCTTGGTCCAAGGCATCACCGCCTGCTCGACTTTTTGCGTCGATCCAATCTCCGCGCGCAACTCACCGAGCCAATCCTTGGCCGGGCGAACCTTTTGCGCTACGTCGTTTGCCTTGAGGTACTTGTCAAAATCCACTTCATTCGGTCGCAGCAATCGGACCTTGCGCGCCTCGTCGAGTTCTTTTGCTCGCTTCTCAATCTCAGATGTTTGCATATTGCATCACCTCCTCAATTCGCTGTTGTGCCAATTTTGCCCGCTGTCTGTCTTCTTCTTTGATCGTCTTGCCTTCGCTGATGTCGTAAGCCAAAACCGACAACACCAAAGCCTCGAATGACAACACTCTCAACAAGTCGCTTGCGTAAAACGACCGCTCCAGTTTTGGCTTGCCTTCAACCGGATACTCTTTCCTCTTGCTGTCTGGCGGAAACAAGTCAGTCATGTCCAACCCGACTGCTTGAACAACAGACAGCGTATCGCAACCGCCGAAACAATGCACCAACAGACGACCGTCATCCAATTCGCGAACCGCTAGAGACGGCGATCGATCGTTGTGTGCTGGGCAACAGGCCGTCCACGATCCATTTTTGCCTTTTACTTTTTGCAATCGCGACAAAAATTTTTCTGTTTGCGTCATTCGCTGGACTCCGCGTTGTTGCTCTCCCTCATCGCAGCACCTGCGCAATCCACACCACCACACCGATGATTGCTACACCGAAACCGAGCATCATCACGCCAGCGCAAACATCTTCAAACCAGCGATGCTTTTCGCCAAACGAATCACTGAGCAGGACGAACAACGCCACCGAAAATGCCACCATGAAAATTCCGGCACTGAAAATCATATGGCCCTCCTGACCGCCGCTTGCGGCGCCTCGTCCTCCCAGCGACGCTGGTTGATGTACGTCAGCGGCGCAGGCTCAAAACCTTCCTGCCACTGCTGGCTGACCTTCAGAGCATTGACGTTGGCGATGATCCGCTCCGCATGCTCATCCAGACCGTGGTTGACCCCCTTCGTCAGGCAGGCAACCTTGGCGACCTTGCGTTTTGACGTTGGCCATGCCGCCCAAAAGTCGTCGAAAGACGACGATGTCTTTATATTCTTATTCTTATTCTGTATCTTCTTAGGGTTTATGTTCGGTTTTGGTTCGGTAACCGATTCGCTTTGACCTTGCGTAACGTCTTGTTTCTGCGCGTTTTTTGGTCGGCCGCCACGCTTTCCCAGTTCTCTGTTTGTGGCAACTTGCGATTGATATTTTGCGATTTCAGCATCACAACGTATGTTGTGGAACCCTGTTTCGCGCTCTTCAAAAAATTCCTTCAAAACCGATTCGGTTAACTCAGCATCCAGCCTGATTTTGCGAGAAACCGATTCGATATCGAGTGGCAACGGCTTCTCGCTCATGTAGTACAGATCGAGCAGCCGACGGTAGGTCAGGTCCTCCGCGTCTGACAGATGCGTGGTGTGCGTGATGTAGTCACCCAGATGGAACTTGTACCAGATCATTTGACCTCTCCAAACAGGTCTGGGCGCAACTCTTCCCTGCGCACTCGACCACGTGTGTATTGATGGATCGCGACGGCCAAGGCGGCGCTTGGAACCTCTCTGCCAGAGATCAGCAGGCTCAACCATGTTTTGCTGATGCCGATGCTTTTTGCCATTGCAATCTTCGATCCCCGCGGCTTGGCTGCAAAGTATTCTGTCAGTGTCATAGCATCCCTTTGTGTGGTTAAAATTTAAGTGCAGCATATACCAAAAATTTTGCCTGCACAACCCCCCTTGTATTTTTTTATTAAACCTGCTACATTTCGCTTGCTTCACCTTACCTTTACGAAAGCGAGCCTATGGACGACAGCGAAGACATGATGCATCAGATGATGCTCGAGCGGATGCAGATGCTTGATGAGGCGTTAGAACGCGCTGAGGCAGGCGTTGCCACCCCAGAAGACTGGGTGACAATCCGATACGAGTGCAATATGCCAAAACGAAAAATTACCAACAGGAGCGAATTATGAGTCTAGTAGCGAAAGCCAGCGCAGAAGGCGGTTTTACCCCGATCCCACCCGGGATGCACCTTGCTCGGTGCTATCGAGTGATTGACATGGGGACCCAAAAATCGGAGTACCTTGGCCAGATCAAGCACCTGCCCAAAGTCATGCTGCAATTTGAGGTTCACGGAGAAGACGACGCCGGCAACCCGCTGGTGACGGCCAAGAACGAGCCCATGACCATCTCGAAAAACTACACGTTGTCGCTGTCCGAAAAGGCCACGCTTCGGCGCGACCTGTCTA